AACTTTACAACGAAAAGCCTGAAGTAGATACATCTAACTTTAAGACTGTATTGTATGAGGGTACAGGTGCAAGTCAATATATTTCTAATGTAGGAATGGACTTGGAAACAAATGGTGGTTTAGTTTGGTTAAAAGGTAGAGATAGTGCAAGAAACAACAGAATTTTTGATTCAGTTAGAGGTGCAACAAAACGTATTTATTCTGACGTAGCAAATGCTGAAGCAACAGAAAGTGGTTTAGATTCATTTGAAAAAAGTGGTTTCTTTTTAGGCTCTGTTGCAGGGATGAATGCTAATAATGAATCGTTTGTATCTTGGGTATTCAAAGGCGGAGGAGAGGCAGTTGCAGGAACAGGAACTGGAGTTTCAAACGTATCAGTATCAGCTAATACAGATGCAGGGTTTAGTATAGTAAAATATACAGGAGGTTTAACAAGTGCTACTACCTCTACAGGTGCAAGTGTTCAACACGGACTTGGCGCACCACCTGACTTAATAATATCAAAAGCATTGACAGGTACACATATTTGGTCAGTACGTTCAACTGCTTTAGACGATATGGCTGACACATTATGGTTACACGATGCTAGAAACGTTATTACTTCATATAGAACATCCTATCCTATTGCATCATCAACAAATGATGTTATGTACTTGAATTATTTAAATTCTGTTAATGTAAATAACCAAGAGGTGATAGCTTACTGCTTTAGGTCTATAAGCGGATATAGTAAGATAGGGAGTTATTCAGGTGATGGTAATCCAAATCACGAAATAACTGACGTAGGGTTTCAGCCAAATTTTTTACTCATAAAAAATACACAACGTTCAGGCACAGATTGGTTAATGTACGACAATAGGAGGGGAACAACCCCATTAGCATCTAATCAAAATTTTGCAGAGTCAACTTATGGAACTTCTTATGAAATAGAATTTATTAGTAACGGATTTAAAATAATAGATTCTACTAATGCAACTAATGAAAGCGGAACTGACAATTTCATATATATGGCATTTAAATAATGGAAGATTTAAAGATATTTCAGAAAATTAAAAAGTATTATATTTGTAAAAAATAAAGAATTATGGCGAGTACAGTATTTAATGGAACTGATCTGGTTTTGAAATTAGTAGCTGATGGAGGCACATTAGAGCCTCTAGGACATTCAACTTCATGCTCTATGACTATCAATCATGATCTTCCAGAAGCGACCTCTAAAGACAGCGGAGGCTATTCAGAGGCGATCTCAGGATTAAGATCCTTTGAGGTATCTTTTGATGGTTTGGTGGATTATACTGATGAGGGATCAAGTAAGACTAATGCTGATGGAATTATCACTTTAGTAGATAACAGAAGTAAAGTAGATTTCACTTTTGGAACTGCTACTTCTGGAGATCAGTTAATAAGTGGCGAAGGTTTTATTTCTAGTATTGAGGTAAGCGCTGAAATGGAATCAGCTGTATCTTATTCTGGAACTATTACTGGAACTGGAGCAATCACCATCTCTACCAACTCATAAGCTAGTACATGAATAGCAAAAGAGGCTACTATACTGCCAGTTTAGGCGGTGAGGATAGAGTCATGCGCTTTAATATGAACTTCTGGGCGGAGTTCTGTGATATTTTAGATGTAAAGCTTGAACAAATAGGAGATCTTTTTGATGGCGGAGTTTCTTTGTCTGCCATCAGAGCCTTAATTTATTCTGGTCTAGTTACTTTTGACAGAGAAAACAATAAGGAAATAAATTATACTATCTATACTGTGGGATCATGGCTAGATGACATGAAAGCGGAGGAGCTTACTGGAATAGTAGAGGCTATGATGCAATCAAAAATACTAGGTAATGATCTCAATGTAGGTATAGAGAGAAATCCAGATCCAGAAAAAAAAACGAAAGCAGCTCCAAAAAAGCAGGAGTAAGCTGGGATGATTTACTGGATTATTACATAGGTCAAGTAGGCATAGATCCTGATACATTCTGGAATAATACATGGGCAGAGAATCAGCTCCTAGGGGAGTCTTATAATATAAGGCAGAATCTAGAATGGGAGAGGATTAGATACTTAGCAACAATGATCCATAATGTAAACTGTACAAAAAAGTCAGAGATGAAAAAACCAGAGGAACTCATGAAACTTCCTCAAGATAAAATCAACAAAAATAAGACAGAGCCAAAATCCACCAGAGAGCAGTTTGAGAAGTTTTGGGCTAGAGTACAAAGGGCGCATAATCAAGAAAAGGATTAGCGCCTTTTTTTTATTAATTTTGCATTATGGCAGATCAGAAAATAAGAGTAGATATACTAGGAAATGCTAGAGGGCTTACAACTTCACTAAGACAAGCCTCTGGTAGTTTAAAAGCATTTGGTGGACAAGTTAAAGCTATAGGAGCAACTCTAAAGACTAGAGTAACATTGCCTCTGGCATTGGCTGGAGGAGCCGCTATTAAGTCAGCTGTAGATTTTGAAAAGTCTATGACTCAGATCAAGACTCTTGTAGGGGTCGCTGGAGATGAGGTGGATGCAATGGCGGTCAAAGTTAAGGAGATGGCTGCCGATACTGGTATATCATCTAAAGAGGCTGCTGGTGCTTTATTCTTTATTACATCAGCTGGACTTAGAGGAGCAGACGCTTTAAGCGTATTAGATCAAGCCACTAAAGCTGCTGCTGTAGGGCTAGGAGAGACAGCAACTATAGCAGACTTAGCTACTTCCGCTTTGAATGCTTATGGAGTAGAGAATCTAAATGCTCAACAAGCTACAGATATTCTGACTGGAGCAGTGAGAGAGGGTAAGTTATCAGCTGACAGTTTAGCTATGTCTATGGGTAACGTGTTACCTTTTGCCAGTAAGCTGGGTGTAGAATTTCATGAAGTAGGAGCTGCTTTTGCTGCTATGTCTAGAACTGGTACACCAGCCGCTGATGCCGCAACTCAAATAAAAGGAATTTTATCAACATTATTAAAGCCAAGCGCACAAGCTAAAAAACAATTAGAGGATCTTGGATTAAGTGCCTCTGGATTAAGGGCGCAAATAGCAGAAGAGGGTTTATTAACAACTTTAAAAAGCTTAAAAGAAAGTTTTGGATCTAATGAGGAAGCAGCTGGTAGAGTATTTGGAAACGTAAAAGCTTTAGCTGGTGTTATGGACTTACTAGGTAAGGGGATAGAAGGTACTGAGCAGATCTTTGCTAGTATGAATACTACTGCTGGACTAACTGGTGGAGCTTTTGATAAATTAGCTAATACTCAAGCCTTTCAATTAGAAAAATCTTTAAATAATTTAAAATCTACTTTCACAACTGTAGGCGCCTCTTTGCTGGATGTCTTTTTGCCAGTGATCCAGAATGTTTCTACTATTGTAGTGAATGCTGTAAAAGCCTTTAAGGATTTATCACCAGAAGTCCAAACTTTCTCTATAGCTATGGCTGGAGTGGCTGCAGCTCTGCCTTTTGTTATATCATCTATAGGATCTCTAATAGGATTACTAGGCGCAATACTTAGCCCAATAGGGTTAGTAGCGGCTGGTTTAGCCGCAATAGCTACAGTAATCTATAAAAATTGGAATGAGATCCTCCCAGTAGTGGTAGGATTACAAAACAGATTTGTAGATCTATACAACAGCAGTAAGTTTGTGAGAGTCGCTATTTTTGGCTTAAGATCAGCTTTTAAATCTGCTTTTGTTTTTGCTAAGTCTCAGATAGATCAGGTAGTAAATGCTTTCTCTACTATGTGGAGGCTTATAAAAGCCTTCTCTGAGGATGGATTTGATGCTAGTTTTACAGATATATTAAAAGAGGGGTTTGATGAGTCTCAGAGAATAACAACTCAAAGAGGATTAGATATAGCAAAAACTTTCATAGATGGCTATGAGGATGCTTTAAGTAGTAATCTAGAGTATGCTACAGTAGATGGAGTAAAAAAAGGGCTTTCTAATGCCTTAGATCAAGCTAAAGGTCTAGTAAATCAATTTAAAAATACCTTACTTTCTGGAGTAGGAACTGTAGGCGGTGGAGGTGGAACAGATACTGGAACTGACTCAGGAGGAGGTGCAGGCGGAGGAGTTTTACCTAAAGCTAACTATACACATGGATTTTTAGCAGATCTAACAGAGACTACAGAAAAAGTAGGTATGGAATTTGGCAACCTAGAGAGCGCTATAGCTGATGGGATAGGAGATACTTTATCATCTATAACTTCAGGAGATGCTAGTCTAGGATCAGCTTTTGGCAGTTTGTTAGGGATGCT